GCCGCCGACTCCGCCGCTTTTTCGCTTCTATCGCTTCCGTCCAGCCAATTATTAGCCCATTTGTTCCATTCCTCATCGTCGTAGACTTCTTTAGCGCAAAGAATGCCGAAGGCTATTTTTTGGTTAGTGCTCCACTTCGGAATTGGGATCTCTTCCACTAGCCTCGCCTCACTACAGCCGATTTTTAATCCGTTGTCGTCTAAACTTTTACCCCGACATTCCGCCTTCCAAAGCTTCGGATTTTTAATATTCGCGTGAATGGGGTTTAGGAGTACCGCTAAATCTTTATCGTGGTAAAAATGAAACCAACCTTTTTCGCAAAGAGCACCATCGCCACTTGTTTTGTACCACTTGTTTTTTCGCCACTTGAAGTTGTTGTAAGTAGTGTTTTCTTGCGTTGTTAGTTTGTAGTAATGCTTCATAATTTTTTATTAGTCCTAATCTTCCTGCACCCAAAGCAAACCTGTGTAAGGCAATCGTGAAAGCTAGAGTAAGCGATTTGTTGAGAATGCCTACTCTCACAGTTTTGGATTTGTTCTCTAACCGATTCGATAGTTGGATAGTGTTCATACTCAAAAAGCATTAAATTATTTAATCTCGCATATTCTCCAAATACCTCCCTCGCAACTTCGTTATATCTTTTCGCCGCATCCTCCTTACTATAAAAATACCCTAAGTGCTTTTTCTTGTTATCTATTGTTATGTATGCCTGCCACCTGTTTTTAAGATTCCTCTTATCTTCACTTACACCTTTATAACCAGATGTATTATGGGAAGGTATTTTTGAATTGCGATTATTTTGATTAGAGTTAACAACTCTCAAATTTTCCTTTCTATTATCCAACGTGTCTCCGTTAATGTGGTCAGTGAACAATCCTTCGGGTGTATTTATCACTTCCCTGTGCATCCAAATGCTCCCCGTTATCCTCTTACCGTCTTCGGAATACCCACGATGGGTTGTCCTCAGTGCATAGTGCCTACTGCCATAATGCCACTTATATTTGTTCAATCTCTCAAAGTCTTCATCGTCAACTATGGCTTTTTTACCTTTATTTAAAAGAATGTGTTTCATATAAGTTTTTCTTCTCCGGCAACTTGTGCATTTCTTGCATCGGTTCCAAACTCCCAGTCTTCCTCAACTGTCCCATTTTCTCGGACAGTTGTGACCTTGCGCAGTCTTTTACCTACCTTTTGCTCTAGTTCTTTATGTAGTTTTTTGTCTTGGTTGTAGAAATTCATAATTCGAATGCTTCACCAAATTTCTCGTACCACGCCTCTGCTTCTTCTTTAGTCTTGTGGTAATTACCGATCCAGTAGTCTAATGGGTACTGCTTGTCAAAAACATCAACTTCCACCTTACAGTTGCAAAAGTTGTAGTACCAAACTACATCTCCATTTTTTGGCTCCTCCCCCCTCTGTGCCATACTTTGCAGACGGAGTTTATGCATTTCGGCTTCGTTTTCTGCCTTAAAACAATTGCCGAGGTCTTTGTTAGCTTTGTCCCAGTCAGTACCAAAATATTCCCTTTTTCCCACGTAACCGTATTCGTCCACGTAAAAATACGTGTCGTACTCTTCGGGAAAATCTTCACCTTTACCATTTTTGTATTCCTTTATAGCCTCCCCAATAGGATCCTCATGCTCCTCTAGGAAATTTACAAAGTCTGACATAAGTTTTGTTAGTTCTTCGTTTTTCATATTTATTTACTAACTAAAATTCCAAATAAACTTTATTTCCTTATTTTAGTATTTTTCTTATATTTCTTTTACGTTTAGGTACCATTTTCCAGTATCTTCGCTCCAGAAATAGATTCTCCCATCAGAACCGAGACCAAAAATAACAGTCGGGCTTGTGTACTTACCTGATAGGTGACAAGCACTGATGGACGTTATTTCTATATCTTTAGATTTAGTTTCCATATTTCTTTACCAACTTAGTTAGTTGGTTTTATATTTCAAAGTATTCCCGCAATCCTGCAACTAATTCTTCTTTAGTTTCGCTACCATCTATAAGCATCTTAATATCGTCGCCCACTACGTTTTTTTCCCAGAAAAGTGCATCGTGTTCGCCAAGAATCGTTTTTGCTTCATACATGGGTTTGGACAGGCGTCCACCAGTTAAGGAGCAATAAATTTCCCCGATTTGCTCTAAAACAAAGTCCAAATCGTGTAACTCGTTTTTTATCTTTTTCTCGTCGAACTTTCCCCTAGTTGTAAGGAGAGGTTTCCAAAACTCATTGTATTTTTTTTCCCATTTTTCTTTTTCCATATTTCTTTCAGAGCTGTGAGCAGTAGGGCGATACCTCCCAACAGTTACAGATTCGAACTGATACTTCCAGGGTATACCTAAGTTTTTAACTTCCCCCTTTCTCCTGTAGCAATCTAGTTGCCACCACTCACAAGCTCGTAGAAGCGGGCGTGGATTTAGCGTTCTAGAATGACACTTCATTAGCAAGATATTGCAAATCACCTACCAATGAGATAACCACGCATGTTTGAATCCTATCTGCTTATTCTGATAACCACTGGTTACCGGACGAAATACTTCGAGATCGTTCCCGCGAGTCCAAGAAACTTTCCCTTGCATTAGCCCAGCGGCACTGTAGTTCGCAATACTTGTTTGCACCAAGTAAATAGCTACAGATGATGTCCCTTACTTCAATCCGAGTACTCTTCAGCTCGTTGTGATTGCTGGGATTGCATCGACCCAGACAAGTTTTGTCTTGAACACCAATCTTTGCCTTACACTGTTTTCTACTACCTGTTTTTACGCAGGTTTCGCCAGTTTTGGAATGAGTCAACAGATCTAATCGGGAGACTTACGCCCCGAAACGGATTTACTCAAATGTTTAGCGGTTCCAATTCCGCCACCGCTTCTATGAACTCACAAGCTCGATCTGACTGCCCGAAACAGCCAGACTGAACCTACGAGATTTCCTTTTCCCACAACTTATCATCTACATCGATTAAGGCTACTGTAGTAAGTTTGTGGAACTGTACTATTCCAGCTTTGTCCAAAACTGTTTCGTCCTGCTTTCCTTCTAGGGCTAATTGTCCAAGTCCCTTCTCAGTGCCCCAACGTCTGATACAGTAGGCGTTCTCCAATTTACAAGCATCGCCATTTTCGCTGTACTTGCCAATGTAAACCCACCCGCGTTGTAGGATAGCGATTTTAATCTTACTACCATCAAAACTGCACTCGTTTGTTTTTGTTTCCTCGTTAAGAAGAAGTTTGATTAAATCTAATTTGTTCACTATATTCACCCCCTTTTTAAAGGTAAAATTATACACCGTCACCGTAACCATCACCGTAACCGCCACCGTCACCATCACCGTAACCGCCACCGTCACCGTTACCGTAACCGTCACCGTCACCGTAACCGCTACCGTAACCATTACCATAACCATAACCATCACCATCACCGTAACCATCACCATCACCATTACCGTAACCGTCACCGTAACCGTAACCGTCACCGTTACCTAAATCTGATTTGTGTTGTGTTTCTTCAAAGTTAGTTTTCATAGTTTTTCACAAGCTCGATCTGATGGGTCTTCGGAGTTCCCACCAGACCCAACCTGTGGAGGTTGGGGAATAAATTACTCACACTGGGCGCGAATTAAACCTCTAAAGGCTTAAATTCATCATCTCCATCTGGTTCAGAAGATTCAGGTTGACCATCCCCGTCATCCACAACTGAACTGCTTTCTCTTCCTTTGGGTGATAACCCTTTTGCAATCTTTAACTGCTCCTCCTGCTCTATAGTAAGTTTTACTGGACCCATATTTAGAATTTTATAGTACCCTAGTTTTTTATCCTCAGTCCGTTCAACCAACCAAGCGCAAGCAAATACATCAACTCCTTCATCAGAGTATCCTTTAATACCATAGTGAATGCTTTTAGCTGTGAATTGAAATATAGTCGCCTGATTGGTGTCTAAATTCAAAATAGGGTAATAAAAATTAGTTACTGGTTTAATTTGCTTAACTGTATTTTTATCCCCCATATTCACCGCAGTTTGATAATCATCACAGTATTTACAATATCCCTCCTCTGGGTTTTCAGAGTTATACTTACCGCACAAAACTACTTCCCTATCACCAAGAAAGTGGACGGTTTCGTAATGAGGGGTGGCTGCAATCATAAACTTGATTTTTTCACCCTTCTTACTTAGCTTGGTGTAAATACCTTGTGCAATTGGAAGTTTTATATCTTTGTTAAAATCTGCCGTATTCATTCGTCCTCACCCCCTTCTGGAATATCTATTTTTAGCGTTTTAGCAATGCTAACAATTTCATCAAAGTTACCGAATACTAATTTCATATCTTCAATGATTTTCAAATTAGCCTCAGTCATTTTGGCTTCATCGACAATTCTCTTCAAAACACGTGTCCATTGCGCAGCCCTGGGTTGCCATTCGTCGCTATAATTCATTGGCTCCTTGTAACCGTAAAGTTTCTCTAGATAATTTGAATACTCTACTTTCCAATTCTTTGTAAATCTGCCGGTGTCTTTATCAAAAAGAATTAAATCCTCTTTAGGCGGTAACTCTCTTTTAGTAAAATAGTCAGTCATCTTTGCTATATCGGATCGATATGCGTCTTCTGCACTCGGATCAGTAAGGAAGACACCAAATTCTATAATTCTTAAATCATCTTTACAGATATAGACAATATGTCCCTCGTCTAGGTTCTTGGCTTTCAAATAATGGAAGGTTTGAAGAGAATGATTGCTGTTAGGTTTTCTAGTTCTTTCATAATAATCAAACATAAATGAACTGCAGGATTTAATCTCAAGTACGATCTGTTTTATCCCGTCTGGGTAAAAAATAGCGCTAGATTCAAAATGCTTTATTAAAGCGTTGATTGTGCGATCAAAGAAGTCAGGAAGTCCCAATTCCTTAATTTCATTTTTCCCTTTTTCCCAATCTGGTCTACCACCAGCCAGATAGTCTAGTTTTCCTGTTACCTCTAAAAGTGTGGGGTCATTATATTGGAAAGATAACCACTCTTGAGCATCAAGCAAAATCCCTGCACGCTTCAAAACAAGTCCAACAACCCATTCCATAAGGTTACCAGCCTCAAATTTCCTTAAACTTCTTGCATTAGGGGGGTTTGTGGGTTCTTCGCCTGTCATCTTGAGGTAACGGTCAATGTATGATCCTCCTAGTTCTGAAGCCCACATATTACTCCTAGCTCTCATAGGACGATCTTTATTCTCCTCAAGTGATTTATTCCAAATTTGTGAAAACGACCAAGTTAATTCGTTCATTTTGTTTCTACGATTTCTACAATCGAGTCAATCGTCGCCCTTATCGCCTCTTCTCGTTCGTCATTTGTAAGGTCAAAAACAACATCAAATACTTTTACCATACTGGTGATTTCTCTATAAATTTTTACTTTTTGTTCAATGGTTATTTTCATATTGTTATTATATTATAAATTTATTAAATTGTCAATAGGCTTCTTTTAATTGCTTTTATAATAAGCACCTCATCGCAAGGTTTGAGCATTTCCGTCAAACCCTGCGTGAAATGCCTATACCAAATTAAATGGTAGCTTCGGCAATCAATTTCTGAGCCAATTCATTTGATCTCTCCATTCTACCTGCCAAAATACCGGCTTTAAAAATCTCGGTAAACTCCCTAGTCTTTGAATTATTTAAAGACTCCTGATCATTATGTGCGTCTATCATAAGAGTTTTCGCTAATTCAAGTTTGAACATTTTTACAGAAGTGCCAATTCTTTGTTCAATAATCTCCTCTAATTCTCCATTATGACTTTCAATCTCTTCTATCTCAGCATGTTCTCTAGCACCATCAAAATCTTTCATGATTAATAAGGTAACATCTCAACTCTTGGCAACATCGTCAAAGTCTTGTGATATACGGCGTGTTTAAGGATCTGGAACGTGTCCAATCCGCCTATTTTATAGAGCCGTGTTAGAAGCAATGCTTCTTTTTCACTTTTGGCAGAGACGAAGTAGGTCCTGTCTTGAGAAATTTTGTACCTCTTCAATGCTTTCACCACCTTTCTAACCATATTGTATTACAAGTTTATTAAATTGTCAATAGGCAGTTTGCCCCCGCCTTCAAGGTATCTCTCTACTGCTCCGTCATTTCTGGCAACTAATTCAAAAAACCTCGGGATGTCTCTACCCGTGAGAACTAACCCATCCCAAACGCTCATTGGACACCAAGGATACTGCGGATTAAGGGTGAAAAAGTTCTCTATCACTCCCTCAAGTTGCTTCTTATCGATCTTTTTAAACTCCTCAGCCGAAATGCCTGGTTTGATCCTAGCGTCTATCTCTCTTCTTACCTTTTTTTTAATAGGTTCCGCTGCGTACTTTTTAAGAGTTCCTAAATACTGATCTTCTATGGTTTCAGCAATCTTTGATTCCTCATGACGCACCCCTGTCTTGAAACCTGTTATTTTTGCCAAAGTCACAGTAAAACTACCAACCTCTACAGGTGTGTCGCGAGGAACAGAAACATCGAGCCATATCTGCCTTATTGGTTCACCTATCGAATCATCTACACATTGAGGATCCTCACCCTTTAAATAAATGTTAATCATGTTTTAGGTTTTACCCATACACCTCCTTTCTTAACTGCATTGAAAATCAGCGCCTTAGGAGGCTTCTCTTTGCCGATTTTCACGCCATGATAGTAAATGTCTTGCCAAGAGGATATTTTAGTCCGCCAGTAGGAGGAGTAAGCGGCACAATCTACAATCTCGCGGACAGCGACCGACCCGCCAAACTTTTTAGCACACATAAAGCAGTAACGCCGGGAGTTTTCTACAGTCCCATCCAATACTTTTAAATTCAATTTCTGTTTAAGGTAGGAGGTTAGAGAGTCTATCTCTTTCCGGGCCACGCTGTTGTATCCCGATCCTTTTTTAGATTCCTTTTTCAGAGAAACTTTAGTTTCTCCTTTATCTTTAGATAAAGTATAATTTTTATTATAATTTTTATTATACCTTAACTGTTTTTGGGGGGAGGTCCCACTATTTTTAGGTATACCTCCCCCTATTTTTAGGGGGAGGGGGGCATCAATACCGAATAAAGGAAACAAACGCCTTTCTATTACTTCATTATTCTCTTTCCTTATTAATTCTCTGTTGACTAAACCTTTATCAACTAGACTAGATATTATTGCTGAGACACGTGAGGAGGAACGACCTACATAGGTAGAGAGGTAATCATTAGAGGCAAAACAGTAACTTTTTTCCGAAGATAGACCCAAAATAATTCCGTAAATAATCATTTCTCCGTGAGTCAAATCTTCCCTAGCTAAAACGAAATCGGGGATCAAACAATATGTTTTACAATTTGTCATTTCAATAAAAAAACCGTACTTCGGTGCGAGGGTGCGAGTTTGATGAACAGATCAAAAAACCTCACACCGAAATACGGTTGGATCTGTTCTAGTCGCACAACCGCATTATAATTAACTTAAGAAATTTGTAAATAGGCAATACTTATTTTAGTAATAACCAAAACGGACTTATTGTTCTAGGTACCTAGAATTAGAGCGGTAATTTGTGAACAAAACTATCATATCCGACATTGTCACGGACACCCTTCATTACCGCCTCGATAAATCCTGAAATGAAAGCCACAAGTAAAACTGTTGCTAATTTCTTTGGGTCTGATAAATCAAACTTCAAAGCGGTAGCGGCAGAGATACCTCCTGCTAAACCGACTCGGATAAAACGCCAAAGAATTAGCTTAATTTTTGAATATTCTATTTTCTTAGTAGCCACTCTAGTTCACCTCCTTTGGTTTAATTCTGAAAGTAATCGCGTGGAAGATTTCACCCCATGTTAGATTTTCAATAAGATTAAGAACTTTTATATCCCTTCGTTCAATTTCAATGTTCAATTCTTTCTTTTTGATTTCATCTGCGTCAATGGTTATTGCCATTTCCTTTACCTGTTTTTCTGCCTTCTCAGCTCTTGTTTGCCAATCCGCCCTCTTTCTTTCGAGGTCAACATTTGCAGTGGTACATTTCTGTAAATTAGACTCAAATTGCCCAGCCTTCTCAGCTTTTCCTTTCCACTCGTTTATTTCATCCTCAAGACGCTCTATGAGGGCGGTGTGCAACTCGTTCTCCGACTTTCTAGTGTCTTTACAGGTGTTAAACTGAGTAACAAATTCTTTAAACTTCTCAATAATTGAACCTATTGTGTCCTCATTATTGTTGAATTCTGCATACGCGATAAGGTTATACTTTACCTTAACCTCCTCAGGCACTTTCTCATTCAAGATTTGTTCCCAGTTTATATCACCCGCGTGATTTAAAAACGGCTGCTGATCTATAAACCCTCCGTAGCCGTTTTCTCTGTCTCGAGGGATGGTATAGTATCCCCAGTGTAAATGAGGACCTGTCGAGGCTCCTGTGTTGCCTGAAAGGGCTAAAAGTTCACCCTCCTCGACATTTTTATTCACATTGACTAGAAACTCACTTAAATGACCTAAAACACTTCCTTCTTTGTCGCTTTCGATCTTGAGATAGTTTCCGTATCCTGTCGCGTCATTCCGTCTTTCCTTTATGACACCAGCATGTGGAGCGTAAACAGATGTACTTACAGGAACAGCGTAATCTACGCCGTTGTGGCCTAAATATCCCCACTTGGCATAAACATCCTCACCATTGATAATTAGTTTATTTCCGAAATTCTGTGAAATTCTGCCAGCGACAGGTACCATCATTTGACGACACCTCCTTGTTTAGGGTCTAAAGAGACCATTATGAACCCTATAACACCAATCGTTAAAAGAAACCTCTCTAAAACCAAAGCAGTCGGCAAAAAAGGGCTGTTAAATACGGTTAGGAGAGAAACGGTTATGCTACATGCCGCTCCTGTCACCATAAACCCACCTAACCAACCTATTATCTTGGTTCTTTTCATTTCGATGAAGGCTTTAAAGTAAAGGTAAGCGCCTATAAACAAACCCATTCCGTTAATCATAACTACTAAAATGAAAAGGTCTCTTTGGGTGTCAGTTAAGGGTATATTCATAAGAACGGTAGTAGTTTGGGTATAAAGTCAAAAGCCCCAGAGGCTCCTGCCAAATATGCCAAGACCACAAAAGAAAGAAGAACAAGAAACCAATAACGATTCATAACTTTTTCTATCCTCCCTTCGGATTTATCGATCTTTTCGCAAATATCTTTGTGATGGAGGGAATTCTGATCGTTGATAGCCTTTAAAGTATCTTTTATCGTAAAAGTAGCCATGCTCATATTCTCGAAAGCCTGCACCAAGCGAGCGGATAGATCTTTATCAGTTACGAACGGATTTTGTGTTTTGCTCATATTATTGACCCCGATATTGGGGGCTGGAAATAAACTCTAACCCTCACATGGTCTACAGAATCAGTTTCTATAGAGTAAGAACCATCGCAAGCTACCTTTACTTGGAAATTATCATTATAGAAGTTCCCGGGAGTCCAAGACTTGCCCCAAAGGCTTGAGGAACCACCTGTTGACTTGTAGGCGTCTGTATTGCTCGTTGATCTTGCAGTTGCGTTGGTTGTACTAAAGCTAGACCCAGCATTACCTGAAACATTTATGAATAATCCAACCGCCCTGCCTTCTACATTTGAACTCATCTCTACACTCACTTCAATCCCAAGTATTACAGCCCCGGGAGGAATTACAGCTGGTGTAATTGCAAACCCAGCTAAAGTAAAATAACCCGATCCGTCTGGTACTTGTACCCTTGAGTTATCACTCGCATATGCTTTAAAAGGATCAGTACACCCGTCGTTAATAGGATTAGACGACGGATTTAACCACCCTGTGTTTAATGTTGGTTGTGCCATTAACTGAAGTCTACGAATACCATAACGGAAAGGTGGGCAGGCGCCCCGCTTATCGCTGTGATATCGAGAGTTAGTACTTGACCAGCAGTGAGTGCATCTGATGTGATAGATGATTCTGTTGCCACAGCTGCACTTGCAACTACTCCAGCGTCCACATCAGTTGTGTCTTTTTGAATCCTGAATGTTGCAGATGTTCCACTCGCTATTTTGTGAACTATTTTAGTCACAACCCCAGCTTCGGGAATAATATAAGCAGGACCCTGCTCATCACCCGTTGCTAAAGTACCAGGTATATCGAAAACAAACATACGAGTCAAAGCGTCTTGTCTAACAGCGTTACGCTCTGCTGCTGTGATGTCGTTTCCGTCTGATTTGTCTGAAGAAGCCCAAGCCATAAAAAAACACCTCCTTTAAACTGTTGATACAGTCAAATCCCAATCAATAGTTAATGTCTCTGCACTTGTTTTAGTTTTATCAATCGCTGTATGACAATAAAGTGTACCGCTATCTGCGGCTGATGTAGCGTCATCCCCGAATAGTCCAGCTTCCTTAAGAGCGCCATTTGCTTCAGAGGTATTAAAAAATGTTCTAAAAGAGGCTATATTGCTTGAATAATCCCGAACGGCAATCTGTTTACGAGCCAATTCTGTACCTAAATCTGTATCAGCTGCATCTGGCGCGGTAGCATCTGTTCCAACAGCACAATATGTAATAACACCTTTGGTACTGGCTGGCGAGTCCACACCTGATAACCTAGCTGCTACGGCGACCTTTCCTGCTGTCACAAAGAGGTTTTTATAGGTATATTGTCGTACTTTATGGGTTTTAACATCCTCAAAGGTAAGAGTGACTTTGCCTGTAATGTTAAGTCCTGATTGTAGTTTTAGTTTGTTAAGCATATTCTGCTAACCCGTAAGTAGCAGAGCCGTAAGTAAAAGGCGGCTCTACTAAATCTGCGGCTGTTATAGAATCGACAACTGTTAGATTGTCTGAATCTACCGCGAAAAGTTCATCAACATACTCATCATCTGAAATATCAAGATAGTTTTTATCTGCCTCTAGCATTTTCAAAAGAAACTTGATAATTCCTATCTTATTTGCCGACCCGACGTAGATATCATAAATAAATTGTCCAGACCCTAGTGAGTGTGCGACTACCTTCTGAATGTAGTAATCTGCATTCACATCTAAGTCAGCCACGTTTATATTAACATACTGCCCCGCTCTAAAGCCATCTACTGTGGTATGAAATATACCGTCTATAATGGTGTTCTTATAGTCACTTATCTCAGCAGCCGCTCTATCACGGGCTTGTTGAACATCTCTAATCGTGTTATCAAAAATGGGAAACTCGAAAACACCTACATCATCAATACTATCTTCATCTTGTACTGCGACTAAAACAGGAATGTAATACTTGAAAAGTACATTTATAACTACATCAGCAACAGGCGCAACCGTGGCTTCGATATATTTTTCCTGATAATTAACAAGGTAATCATAGTCAGCAGGATCGTCAATATTTTTTATACCCACTGTTTTTGCTACTGTATCCTCTTTTACAGTTATATCACTAGGTTTTTCAGGAAGGTTAAAAACTGTTTGCTCTCCGTCTGCGACCATTGAGATACTAACTTCGTCTGATAGATAAGTTCCTCCTCTGACATAAACCCTATTTCTGATGTTTGTGTTGTCCTTTCTGATTGAAAGATCCCAATAATTAGCACTGGCATCATCTATGTTAAAAGGAGCCGAGGGAGCGGAAGCAGTGAAGTAATGAATGTCTTTAGCATAGTCTATGTACCAGCTTCTACCTGTTAGGTCACAAATCTTTGAGAGGCAAGCTGAAGGAGTCATGTAGTTAAAGGTTATCTGCGAGATTGTCACCCCTTCAACAACATTGACAGCAGTAATCCCGCTATCAGGGCAGTATCTCTCTACAATGTCTGTTATGATCGCCAAATCTGTCATGTCTTGGTAGGACTCTTTAACTAGGAGGCGGTCTAGGTCCCTAGAATAGTCAAGACACTCTAATTTCATGATAGTGTTTCCATTCCCCAAAGTGTTTATATCAGCCGAAAGAATGTAACCCCCGAAGATTGTAGTACCTTCAAGAGTGATAATTATCTCCTCCTCTAGTCCGGGATTTCCAAGACCGTCATTATCAATGAAAGTACATTTTAACGTTGAGGGTTTATCTCTAGCCTCGTCTACAATAACTACAGTTTTATGATAAATGCAGGCTGTTCTGTCCTCTCCGTCTATTAAGATATGATATTCTTTAGACATAACCTCTTCGGCTGGTCATTAGCTTTCTTACGATAGCATCGCCAATGGCCTCACCATAATCCTCGGCATCTGTTGAAGAGCCGACATTTCCATTGAGATTTACATTAATATTAAAGCTATTATTCTCCATTGAATTAGATGTTGAGGCTAAAGCAGGTATAGAAGGTAAACTAATATCTTCAAGTCCTCTGTAGTAATCTTTAATCATTCCTACGCCCTTTCCTACCTGTTCAACAAGTGATGGGCTCTCTTTATGGAATGGACTAATTTCATCTGCTTTTTCTTTAATTTTATCCACCCAGCCTTTAATACCATCAAATGCATCCTTAAATGGTTTGGTGAGGTGATCTAAAATCTTTTCTCCCCAGTGCAAGATAAATTCTACGATTCCGTCAAAGATAGTTTTTATACCTTCCCACACCCCAGAAACTGTATCTTTAATCGCATCCCACGCCTTGCGCCAATCGCCAGAGAGAATTGCTAATCCAACCTTTATAATTCCAGAAATTATAGACCAAGCTATTTGAATAATTCCTTTAATTAAAGCCCATTGTGTTTCAAGAACTAATCTTATCTCATCCCAGTTCTTAACAAACCAATCCTTGACAGCTGTGACTGCTGGTATAAGATAGACATTGAAAAACCCCATTATGTCATTAACAACTTTTTCTGTAATATCTCTTATCCCTCCGAAATTCGTCTTCCACGCTGTATAAAGAAGACCGACTAAGCCAATAATCAATAATAGAGGATTGGTTATAAGCCCGAGAAGCATTGTTATCGTGCCAAGTATCATCAAGGATCCTATACCTATCGCGACACCTGTGAGAAAATCTTTTATAAGTTCTTTATTTTCTTTTATCCAATCGCCCCAGTCTTTCATCTTATCTACAAAAGCTCTAAACTCATCGGAAATCTTTATTTCCTCTATTTTTAATTTAAGATCCTCAAAAAATTGCTTAACTTTTGGACCATACTCCTCTGATATTTTTTTAAGTCCTTCTACTATCACTGGAATTGCTTTATCTATGAGAGGTTGTATAGCCCTAATTAGGTTATTAAATACTGGTTCCAATTCCTGTCCTATCTCTATTCTGGCATCCGCAAGCGTAGTACGTAGTCTTTGCATAGCACCCTGTAGTCCCCCTGCCGTAACTTCAACATTTCCATAATTTTCTTCCAATGCTTTCAACGCCCCCCTTAATAAAGCCGCCTTCTTTTCTTGCTCTGTAAGAGAATCTGCAGCACGCCCCCCTGAACCAACATAAGCTATAGTGTTACCCTCTAATCCAGCTATTTGATTTCTAAGATCGGATAATTTCATTTCTGCCGCTGCTTTTGTACTTGCCTTTGTGCTATCCGTGAATTCGTTCATTCTCATTTCAGCAATGACAAGTTGGCCTTTAAGTTTTGAAAGTTTTGCTTCATTTTTGGCAGTTTTTTCCGAATTAATCTCTATGGCAGTAGAACTTCCCCTTAATGATTCCGCATAATCTTTGTATGCCTGTTCAGCATCTAAATTGATTCCTAGATTATCCAATATTAATTTAGAGTTTCTAGAAACGCCCAAAATCAAACTGTCGAACATAAAGTTCACATCTTGACCTGTCGCCCTAGCCGCCTTTTTCGATAATTCTGCCATCTTTGCAAAGTCGTCACCAAAATTACCGAAAGCATCTTTACCAATAAGAGAAAGCGCACGCGTCGCTCCTTGTAATGTAGTCAGCCGATCTATCGTACCTGCAGAGGCCTTATTCACCCGCTGTTCAAGCTCTGTAGCAGTAATACCCATACCTTCCGACATAGAATTAAATGAATCGGCAATAGAATTATATTTAGCAGCCGACTCGGCCAATTTAAAAGCACCCGCACTCAGAGCAGCGACAGTTCCAACAACAGCGGCAGTAAATACTACCGCTTTTTTAGACAATTCCTCAATTCCGCCACCCACCGTAGAGAGATGAGATTTAAAATCTGATACAGAGCCCTTGGCGTCATTTAAGCCTTTATTGAATTCTGTAGTGTCAGCTCTAATTTTCGCTATGACATCACCTAATTGAATCATTTTGTCTTAAGCTTGCTATTAGTAAAACCGCCTGCCTTTCTTTTAAGTCGTGCAAATGCGGCTTTATCTAACTTGGCTTCTCCTGTACCTACAGGAGGCTCCTGTCCGCTTTGGCGTGATTTTCTCTGCATTATCACATCAAGGAGAACAACCGCCTCGTCGGGATAAATATCATCTAAGATATAACTTTTAGTCCACGAATACTCACTTGCGAAAATATCAATTATTTCTTCAAGCCAGTATTCGGATTTTCTACTTTCTTTGCCTTGGTACTTTGAAGCAAAGATTTGAAATTTTTTTTTATTTCCTCGAAGTTATTTACCTCAAGGATAGCCATTAAAATCTGTGTAAGGTCATCTAACCCCATTTCATCTTTCAGTTTCTCTTCTGGTATATTTGACGCTACCGAGATTGCTGAAATGAGCTGAGGAGTGGCCGATACAAGAAGACTAGGCAAGGATTTAAAGATATCTTCATTGGTCTTTCCTTCCCATTGACTTAATTCCTTTGGAAGTTCACCAATTACTTTGAAGAGATCAACGAACCTGCCTAATGGCATTTTCTTGATTTCGTATGTTCCTGAATCTAAATTTAATGTTTTTACTTTTCCGTTCATAAGATTTGGCGAGCATTAACTGCTTCGTTTGCCAGATTTCTATGCGTCACTGTCTCCGATCAATCCTAGGTAGGACCCATCACTTTGTGTTTCATCAATCATAGCTTCAAAAGTAACTTCAATTACTCTTTCACCATCAAAGAGGAAAGGAATCTCTACCTGTTCCACTGCAACCGCCTTGTAAAGTACGACATCTTCACTTCTGTCGCTCGCTTCATTTGCGATAGGATGTAATACCAATGTAGCTGCTACAGTTGAAAGATCGAAACCAGATGATCTTCCGATAGTAGCTGCATCCGTAGCGTCGGTCGATCCGGGAATAGCTACCATGATATTAGCAAGTGTTGCTTCAGCCAAAGGAACCTTAACTGTAAGTCTTTCACCAATCAAGATCATTTTAGCTGGTGTTGATCCGTATTTATCAACAGTGACTTTGTGGACATCAGGAGCGTAAGATACTAAACAACCTCCTTTAGTGTGTCCAAGATCGACATCATCGAAGGTTACTGTACAAACTCCCATCTCCACATTTGCGATATCTGCTGCCATTAATTATTCACCTCCTTTGCTGTTTTTAACTCCGCTTTTGCTGAGCGGAACTCTATATTATAGATTTCGTTGCAGTTATAACATTTAATTGACATTCTTCCTGCGTAAATGTATTCATTACAAAGCAAAGCTCTGCATTTCATACATCTAAGCTCGCGCATTGGTTTCCCGTTTATCAATTTCATCTTATTTTACATCTAAAATTCATGCTGAACTCATCCCGTCCATTCTCATCTTTTCCAAGATGGGCGGGTTCACTCATCAACAAGATGTAATAATAATAATTACCCCCCGCTACAAGAGTAATATTCGCTTTCCTGTGTAATGCGGTACGAACAGCCATCGCCTGAGCCATACCTGTTGTGTAATTAGATGATCTAATAAATACCTGAAAGGTTGGACTTTTAGTAGGTAGGTAAGGATCGGGTTCAAGTCCCCCAGTCTCGTAAACAGCGACAACATCATCTATATTAGCTGGAAGCATTGATTTGAAAATATCCTCACCTACTGTACCGATTCCCTCATCTTCTAGATATTCTGCTATGTCATTAATTAATAAACTCATTTTAAGTTAACCTGTAAGACATTTTGCACAATACTTCTCCAAAGAGAGAAGTTTTTAAGCAAAGGATCTTCTAGGTACTTACCCTTTCTTCCTTTTTGAAAGTGATACTCAGGGTGTTCGTGAAGTCGCGCCGCATAAGGTGTATGAAACCCCACCTCAGAATAATCAGGATTGTCTTTATCAACCCTGCCAGATGCTTGAAGTATACCCTCATCGTGTGGCACTTCCCTAACCGATAATCTCAAAACCTCGTCCCCGATCTGATCAACAGCCTTTTTCATAGAGGTTTTAGCTGCACCTCTCAAGTCCTGTATTCTCCTGTCGAATGTTTTTGTTTCTACCTCGATCATCATATTGTCATTCTCTTGATTATACATTTAAAGAATTTTGTATAACCAAGATCGTTACTAGGACCCTGTACAGCCATAATTTTATAATTAACCCCCGAGTAATCCAATCTATCACCCGCGTCAATATTAGTTGCTTCAGGAGGTAGATAAACAACAGCATCGGTTTGGATACTCTCTCCTTTCTCGTTTACCAAGATTTTGTGTTTATATACAAACCTACCTTTATAGACAGCTGAGGCCGACCAAGTCTGCTTACCAAAGCCGTCTAGTGAGAAACTAGGATAAATAGTTATGACATCATGACAAAGATGTTTCATTCTCGAATAATCACGCCTTTCCTATTGATTAATCCCCTTAATAGCGCCCTTGCCTTGGGAGCGATTAAAAGATCAATCCCTTTTTTATAAGAATGTGAATAATCTGCAATAGATTCACTTTCCTTATCCGTAGCCCCCACGAAGTAATCATCGCCCTTCTCTATTACATACTGGATCTGTGCTGCTACAGCTCTTTTGACAGCATCAGGGATAGTTTTGTAATACACATTATCCAGTACTCGAACATCTTTGATTCTAGGGAACCTAGAAAGTTGTCTGATCACATAAACTGAAGTAGAATCTATCGCCGAAGTAAAGGCACTGCTTACTGTAATAGTTTGAGTGTCTTTATCCGAAGATGTTATTTGTCTGATTTCACCTTTATTAGTTCCGCCCACAATCTCAACCTCACAGTAATCAAAATAATCATCATTGAAATTTAATTGGGTATCGCTTGATGTATCAATCAGGGTAGTAGTTGTTCCGTCTGTAGCCTGACCTGAGTATTCTACGGAAATATGTCTATCTTGAGGACCTACAAATGAGTCAATAAGCTCTTCGGCCTGGGTTATTCTGTCGTCGGCTTCGGTGTTATCCTTAATCTCGATGTCGGCAAACTCCTCTATTTCATTTTGGGTTGCATATCGTCTTCTACTCGACATAGGTTTACACCTCCTTTACCATACTAACACAACTAATCAGGACAAGCTACTCGCCTCCTGCTACGGACTATCTTAGGATATTGTTTTTCTCTCCAATCCACGGATTCAGGGTCCTCCCAATCTTGAGTTTCTTTTTCGTACCAATCTGGCATATCGGGATCTTGCCAGTCTATTATTTCTTTATCAAACCAAGGACATTTTGCACCCACGACTATAGCGTACCTTTCACTACTCACATTTCCCTTTACTTTAGCATTTCTTTGATCAAAAGCAGCCCCTGCAAATTGAAGAATATCTGTCGCCCCAAGCGTAGTAGGTGAAACTCCTTGAAGGTACCATGTATATG